ATGCCTTCTAATAGTATTACAGATGCTGAGTTTATCGATGTTATTAATAAACTAAGTGAGTACGAACATAATGATGATAACTTTGTACCGATTACATCGTTAGACCAGAGTATTTTAGACACCAACTTAGATAGTTTAGGTGTTATGATGTTATTTATGTGGTTAGATACCACCTTTGGAGTATCTGAGGAAGATGGTAAAAAGTTTTTTGAGGATAATAAAGATATTACTGGACACACTATTGTTGCATTCATTAAAAAATATCAGACACGGTGTTACACCGCAGAAGAGCTTGAACACTCTGTTAGGTCGGTGATGGGTTAATATGTACATTACACACCTAAACTCCATATACTCTGAAGATACTACATTGATTGATTATGTACAATATCCTCAGTACATCCATCAAGTATCTGATGGGGGTATGCGGGTAGCTCTAGGCGTAAAGATATTACCGTCTGAGTTTGTAGAATATCTTTTAGCAGGCACTAATGGTGCAATTACATCTTCTATGGATGAGTTAAAAGCTTTACCTACGCGTAGGACGGGGTTAATATTATCAACTGGCGGTTCTGTGTGGACGGGATATGGCACTACTATACCTTTAACAGATAAATACCCTAAGCATAGAATGCTACCACTAGGTATGACTCAGATTTATGCAGGTCAATTAGCTAATAAGCTAGGTGGTACAGAGTATGTAAGTACTGATTCTACATCTTGTATATCAGCACATGCTGCACTATTCCAAGCCAACACATTAATTAAGTCAGGTGTACTTGACAGAGTTATTGTCGTAGCTAGTGATAATGGTGCAAGTGAGGAGTACATGAGTTTCTTCGGTGAGAATAAACTATGCTTATTAGCTAATGAAGAAGGTAAAGCTCAGAAGTTTAGATTAGGTCAAGGGGCTAATATCACAGTGTTAGAATCAGAAGAGTCAATAAACGTTACAGGCAATATGCCAATAGCTCAACTGCATGATATATCCATTGTAGCTGAGACACATACTAATCCACTAGGTATTACAACAACTGGGGATGGTTATAAACGAGTAATCTCAAATGTATTAGATACACACCATGGACATTTGGACTATGTAAAAACACATTCTACGTACTCAAAAGACAATCAAATAGAGCAAGCAGTAATCACAGAAACTCTTGGTGATATTAAAACTGTAAACTATAAAAGTAGAATAGGACATATAATGGGCCCAAGTACAGGTGTAGAAATGCACATGTCTATAATGGAATTAGGTGGAACATTTTTAAGTTTAGGTGCGGGTATGGGTAATGTATTTTCAGCAGCTATTGTGGAGAGTTTGTAGTGGAGGTTAAATTTCACCATTGCACAGTATTGCAGAAAGGTGAGGCTTTCATCTATTATATGTATAATCGGGAACTAGACGGGTTCCTTATTGCTAGTCTTGTATGTGCAAGCAATACTGAAGCTAAAGTAAATTTAGCAAGCTTATTAAAGTATTTCTTCACAGAGATAGTAAGAAAAAAAGATGCATATTGTAGTTTGTTTGATGGTGAAGAAGATAACTTCTTCCCAGGACACACAGTAGAGCATACTGAAATTAATGGTATGCCGATATATAAAATTGATTTTTAGGAAATTATCATGAAAGAAGACAAAGATGATTTAGATTTAGATTTAAGTGAACCGAAAAACTTGACTGAATGGGATAACCCACCTAAGTTAGAAGAACTTAAGCAAGACTACCAAGAAGCACAGTCAGCACATACTGACCATGTACTTGAAATAGATAACTGGTTAAGTAACTTAAATGGTGACCAACAAATTAAAGCTAAGAAGGGTAGGTCTAAGATTGTACCTAAGCTTATTCGTAAACAAGCTGAGTGGCGATACGCTGCATTAAGTGAGCCTTTCCTGTCTACTGATGACTTATTCAATACAGCTCCAGCTACATTTGAAGATAAAGAAGCTGCTATTCAAAACGGCCAAGTATTAAACTATCAGATTAATTGCAAAATAGATAAAACTAAGTTTATTGATGAATACATTCGCACAGCTGTGGATGAAGGCACTGTTGTAGTTAAAGTAGGTTGGGAGTACGAAGAAGAAATTGAAGAGGTAGAAGTACCAGATTTTGATTTCCAACCTACACAAGAAGCAAACCAAGTACACCAACAGTTACATGCAATGATGCAAGAAGACCCTGAGAGATTTCAACAAGAAATCCCACCAGAGATGCAACAAGCACATGAAATGTCTATGCAAGGTGGTACAGCAGTTATGCCTGTACAGGTAGGTTCACATATAGAAGAACAAGTTAAAATTATTAAGAATCAGCCTGAGTTAGAGGTGTGTGATTACAACAATGTAGTTATTGACCCAACTTGTCAAGGTGACCTAAATAGTGCTGAGTTTGTTATCTATAGTTTTGAAACATCAATGTCTCAACTTAAGAAAGATGGTAGATATGATAATTTAAAGTACGTATCTTTAGATAACAGTAGCCCACTTAATGAACCTGATTTTGAATCAGGTGATGATAGTAGCTTTAAGTTTAAAGATGATGCACGTAAAAAGATTGTAGTTTATGAATACTGGGGTTTTTGGGATATTAATGGCACAGGTGAAGTAGAACCTTTTGTAGCTTCATGGGTAGGTAATACATTAATCAGAATGGATGAGAACCCATTCCCAGATAAGAAGCTACCATTTGTAGCAATACAATACTTACCTAGACGTAAATCTATCTATGGTGAACCTGATGGAGCATTACTAGAAGACAATCAGAAGATTGTAGGTGCTGTAACTCGTGGTATGATTGATATTATCGGTAGAAGTGCTAATGGTCAGATGGGTATCCGTAAAGATGCACTAGACGTAACTAACGCTCGTAAGTTTGAACAGGGTGCTGATTATAAGTTTAATTCTAATGTAGACCCTAGACAAGCTTTTCACATGGAAGTGTACCCAGAAATTCCTGGTAGTGCCTTGAATATGCTTAACCTTCAGAACAATGAAGCTGAATCACTTACAGGCGTTAAAGCGTTTAGTCAGGGTATTACAGGTCAAGCATTAGGTTCTACAGCTACTGGAATTAGGTCAGCACTAGATGCTTCATCTAAACGTGAGCTAGGTATCCTACGTAGATTAGCTAATGGTATTAACCAGATAGGGCGTAAAGTTATCTCTATGAACGCTGAGTTCTTATCTGACCAAGAGATTATCAGAGTCACTAATGAAGAGTTCGTTGCTATTAACCGTGAAGACTTAGGTGGTATGTATGACATTAAACTAAACATATCTACTGCTGAAGCAGATAATGAGAAAGCTCAAGAGTTATCATTCATGTTGCAAACTATGGGTAATAATATGGACCCAGCGATGTCACAGATGATATTAGCGGATATTGCACGTTTACGTAAGATGCCTGACCTAAGCAAACAAATTAAAGAATACCAGCCGCAACCTAATCCTATGGCTGAACAGAAAGCACAACTTGAAATGCAACTACTACAAGCACAGATAGCTAATGAACAAGCTAAAGCTGCTGAGAATACTGTAGATGTTGAATACAAGAAGGCTAAGACTGCTACTGAGATGGCTAAGAATAGAAATCTTAATAGTAAGTCTGACTTGGAAGACCTTAACTTCGTGGAACAAGAGTCTGGTGTAGGTCGCCAGCATGAGGAAAACATGAAGAAAGTCGACCAAAAACATGGGATGGATAATAAGTTTGCAGATGCACTTATTAACGACCCTGTGTTAAATGGAGGGTAATGTTTAAAAAACCGTGATATAATTCGGTAAAACACTTTACTTGTTTAAATCTCAATAAGAGGACACACGATGAACACTGAAGAACAGATAGAAGTATTAGAAGCAAATATGGCAGAGTCAAAACACTTTGTAGATGTTAAAGATAGTATGGTTAAGCTACAAAAGAATAGAGACTTTAAAAAAGTAATCACTGAGTATTACTTTAAAGAAGAAGCTGCGAGACTAGTTATGGCTAAAAGCTCTAACTTAACTGAAGAGCAGCAAATGGTTATCGATAAGATGATTTATGGTATCGGTTCACTAGCGAAGTTTTTCGATAGTGTATTGTCAAGAGGAGTACAGTCTGAACAACAACTTGCTGACGATGAAGAAACTAAAGCACTGCTTATTCAGGAGGGCTTAGCATAATGGCATTAGATAACGCACTAGGAATGACGGATGAGGAATTCCTAAAACAAGATTTAAGTATGCTTGAGGAAGAACTAGACCAAGAACTAGAAGCTCAAGAAACTAACCAGATTGATGAAGCAGATGGAGAGCAAACTCTTGAAGCAGAATCGAATGAGGATACTACTGAAGAAGTAGTATCTGAAAGTAACACCGATGAATCTGACGAAGATGACTCAGTAGATGAAGTAACCGACCCGATAGAGGATACTCTATCGGAGGATGAAACAACTAATGATGATACCTCCACAGAGTCTCAGGATACAGATGTAACTGCAAATACCGAAACAAGTGATATCCTTGAGGATACTCAAGAGTCACCTGGAGTAGATTTTGAGGGTGCATATAAACGGATTATGTCACCGTTTAAGGCTAGCAAGCGAATGATGAAAGTCGACACTGTCGATGATGCTATTTCGTTAATGCAAAAGGGTGCTGACTATAATCAGAAGATGCAGGCGTTAAACCCAAATCTGAAGATTGTTAGCATGTTAGAAAAAGAAGGTTTGTTAGATACTGCAAAGTTGAATAACTTAATTGACTTATCTAAGAAAAACCCTCAAGCAATTGCTAAACTTATTAAAGATAGTGGCATTGACCCGTTAGATATAGATACTGACGAGGAAGTAGAATATAAGCCTACTGACTATGGAGTATCTGATACGGAGTTTAAGATAAACCAGGCGTTAGACAGTATTAAAGATTCGCCATCTTTTGACAAGACATTAAATGTTTTATCTAAAGAATGGGATAACGAAAGTAAGAAGTTAATATCTGAAAATCCTGAGATTATCGGAATTATCAATGACCACGTTTATAATGGTGTCTATGATAAGGTTCAGTCAATAATTGACTCTGAGCGTGCGGTAGGTAGATTAGCTAATGTACCTGACGTAGTAGCTTACAGACAAGTGGCAGAATACCTCCAACATCAGGGCTCTTTAGTCAATGAGGGACACGTTAATCAACAACCTCAAGCATCTGTACCACAGACTAAAGCAAATGAAGTAGATACTGCAAAGCTTAACCAGAAACGGAAAGCAGCAGGCTCTACAAAGAAAACTGCTAGCAAGAAGACTTCGTCTACTCCGGATTATCTAAAGATGACCGATGATGAGTTTATGAAAATGGCGGCTAGTGGTTAAATTTAATAAAGCTTTATAGGAGAATATCATGGCTTTAACATACGGAACAGGTTCCGACTCAAGTATTGGTGCACAGGCTCGCACTGATTTCTATTACAAAAAAGCGCTAATTGCAGTACGCGACAAGCAGTACTTTATGCCTTTGGCTGATGTACGTGCAATGCCTAAGCATCATGGTAAGACTATTAAACAAGACGTTTACCAGCCTTTACTAGATGATTTGAATAACAATGACCAAGGCTTAGATGCTGCTGGTTTAATTGTACTTAAGGATAAGTACTCTTCATGGAAGATTGATGGTACGCAAACGAGTGGTGGTACTGGTTGGACTGCTGCTTCATCTACTACTGCGGGCTACTACGCAACTTCAGCTAACGCTTTAGCTGCTACTGGTGCAGTTGTTGCTCTTAAGAACTCTGGTAACCTTTATGGTTCTGCTAAAGACATCGGTGTAATTGCTGACCGTCTTCCTGCATTGACTGAGAATGGTGGTAGAGTTAACCGTGTTGGTATGACCCGTACGCAAATTACTGGTTCTATCGTGAAGCAAGGCTTCTTTACTGAGTACACTCAAGAGTCTCTAGACTTTGATTCAGACTCAGAATTGATGTCACACATCACTGAAGAGATGGTTCAAGGTGCAACTGAGCTAACTGAAGCTGCATTACAAGTTGACCTAGTTAACACTGCAACTTCCTCAGGTACTGTTAAGTACCCTGGTGCTGTTACTACTAAAGCAACTGTTGCTGCAACTGTTGATTATGAAGACTTCATGCAATTATCTATTGCCTTGGATAACGCTAAGTGTCCTAAGCAAACTAAGATTATTTCAGGTTCTCGTATGACAGACACTAAGACCGTTAATGGTGGACGTGTAATGTACATTGGCCCTGACTTGATTCCTCTAGTTCGCAAGATGACAGATATTTCTGGTACTGGTGTAGGTTCTGGTTTTAATTCTGTAGAGAAGTATGCTGATGCTGCTAACATCCTTAACGGTGAAATTGGTTCAGTAGACCAGTTCCGTATCGTTGTAGTTCCTGAGATGTTGTACTCTGCTAAAGGTGGTGCTGCTAGTGTTGACATCTACCCGATGTTAGTTGTTGGTGATGGTTCATTTACTACTATTGGTTTCCAAACTGATGGTAAGACTGTGAAGTTCACTACTACTCACAAGAAGCCAGGTAAAGAGATTGCAGACCTTAACGACCCTTACGGCGAGAAAGGTTTCTACTCAATCAAATGGTACTACGGCTTCATGGCATTACGCCCTGAACGTCTAGGTATCATGTGGACTAAAGCTGCTTAACTAGAGCTTAACCTTTGTAGCCCGTTAGCACGAAGTGCGGGCGGGCTACTTTACTAATAGAATTCCCGGGAGGAACTAATTATGAATATACAAGATATGACATCTAAACAGATAAGCGATAAGCTGGCCGAAAACGGTATTAAGATGCACTTTAATTCAAAAAGAGAAAAGCTTGAAGAAGCTTTAAATAACTTACCTATCACGGAGGGTGATAATATGGAAGCAGTAACAGAAGCAACACAAGAAATACCAACAGCTGTATTAATTACAGCAGACCAACTAGATGACTTTAAATTCAATGGGGTTGAATTAGAAGGTCTACGTGAAGATAACACTATGAAGTTGATCAGAGTTATCGTACGACCTAATGACCCACTTAAACTTGAGTCAACAGGTGAGATTTTTAGTTTTGGTAACAGTGTAGCTAACGGCGGTAAAGTAGTTAAAAAATACGTACCATTTAATAATGAAGAAGGTTGGCACGTTCCTAACATCATTTTTGAAAATATTAAAGCAGCTGAATGTCAAATCTTTAAAAAGGTTGTTCGTAATGGTCAAGAGACTATGGAACCTCAAAAGATTAAAGCATACAATGTTGAAGTACTAGATGACTTAACACAGGAAGAAGTTGACAAGATTGCAGTAAGACAAAAAGCAACAAGTTCAGTAGGATAATATTATGACAGTAGCTAATACAGATTTAACCCAAGGAAGTGCCTTAACCACTAGTGCAGACTATGTAGTTACAGGTACTGGTATCTTTGATGACCTAATGGAAGCCGTAAACATCCATTTAGACGCACAATTCCATTTAGGTAGGATAACGGGTGCTGATTACGCTACTGTGTACTTAGGAGCTATGCAGAGTGCTTTACAGAACTCTGCTTCGTTCACATTAGGTAAAGAAAAGACTAATGCTGAATCCGCTGTATTAGGTCAGAAAGAAATTACTGAATATGCACAGACGCAACAGACTACTAAGACAGCACCACATGCTGATAGTATTCTAGGTAAGCAATCCAATTTATATGGTGAGCAAGCTAAAGGGTTCAAGTGGAATGCTGACCAGAAGTATCTTAAGACACTTATGGATGCATGGAGTATTAACGTTAGTACAGCTGGAGTAGCTGCTACAAACATTACTGCTATTAACGCAACGGGTACAGGTAACCTAAACACCCAAATAACAAACGCAGAGCCTACGTAA